GTCATCTGCACCATCATCTCGGCCGCGGCGATGCAGGCCGGGTGACCGTTCCTTCTGGCCTCTCCCAGTGCGAACTCCGCGCTGCCCCAGTTGTCGTCATCGGTGACAACGTGCAGGCAGCACCCGGCCCTGTGGCTGGCGTAGACGGCCGCAATCAGCGGTACCAAGTCTGGCACCTTCGGGCGGTTCGGGTTGCGGCGGGCGGGGTTCATCGAAAGTCTCCCTCGGTGTCAGGCGATTCGGCACTGGCCTGTTCGCGCCGCTCCAACTCGGCGACCACCCGGCGGCTCCCAGTTGGCTTGGCCCGCTTCGCCCTGCCCCGACTCTCCCGCTTCTTTCGCGTCAGGTACTCCCGGCGGGCCTCACCGCGCCCGGCCTCCCGGTACTTCTCGTAGTTCAGCAGTCGCCAGCCGCCGGCAATCTTCTCAATCCTCCGGCCGTCGTGTTCCTCGGTCCGGCTATCTGGATCGGGGGCCATGAAGCGCGTCAGTGCCCGACGGCAATCCTCAACCTCAACGTTGGCCATGGCGGCCAGCCCGGGAACGGAGGCGGCAACGACGCCGTAACGGTCACTCAGCGCAAGCATGGTGATCCACACAACCCGCGTCTTGTCGTCTTCTCGCCAGATCGTTGACGTCACAAGAGTTGAGAAAAGCTTTGTGAATCCGCCCACGTCTATGGTGTGGCAGCATCGGTCAACCATGTCAACCACATGTCAACCAATTTCAACCGATAGCAGAGGCAGATCCACGGTGTATTTTCCGGGCGTCTTTTCCGGTCGATCTGACCGTCACCAAAGCGGGCTCTGGCGGGGTGCGATCGTTGCGCTCGCCGCAATCTCGGCACCAACGAACGTCCGGGTTCTGTCGCCATGGATCGCCCAGGTTCGAGCCACCGCACCACCAGCAAGCGCGACTCACCGCCCCGACTCGCCCCCGTTCGACGACGTCGGCTCCACGTCGATCACGCCGGCCCGCTCCTCCCGCTCCACCTCGGCTCGGGCCTCAGCCAGCATGCTCGAGATCTTCTTCTCGACCAGCCGGTCAACATCCTTCGGGTCCGCCTCGCGAGCGGCGAAACCCTTGATCGCCGCGTACCGCCCCGCCAACTTGATGGACCCGGGCTTGTCCCACAACTTGAACTCCACCTCACGGTGCAGCACAACGGGCGCCCCGTCGGCCCCGCCGATCGACTGGGTCTTGTACTTCACCGAAGCGACGGCTGACATCGCGTTCGCAGGAGCCCCAGGCGCAAGCTCCAGGATGCCCGTTTGCGGGTTCTGCTGGTAGTGGGTCACGTTCGAGAACGTCAGGGCGTGTAGCTCACGTAGGACGTTCTCCTGCGTGATTTCCGCGGCCTTCGTGCGAGCCTCTTTGAGCGTCGCGACGGCCCGTTGTACATGAGCATACGTGAGCAGCCGATAGCCCTGCTCCGTTGCGGCGTCGGGGCTGTATCCCGCTCTGATTGCTGCCTGCGTGGCATTCAGATCTATCAGATATTCTTCGACAAATCGTTCCTGGCGCGGCGTGAGAGTCCCGTCAGCTGTGAGCCGGTCTTCCTTTGCCTCGCCTTGCGCCATACGTTCAAGTCTACCGCAGGCCAGTCAGAGCCAGGCCCGCCCCAGCCACTCCCGCAGCCGCTCCCGCCATGGGGCGTGCCGAGCGGCTTCCTTCGCGGCCTCCTGTTCGAGCACATGACCTGCTCGCATGAATGCCTCCTCGGCCTCCCGTCTGACCTCTTCCGCTTCTGCCCGCGTCTCGTCAGTGATTGGCGCTGCCCCGTAGGCCATCCCGTCCGGGAAGAAGACGCCAACCCCGCCGGAAGCGGCCGGCATCACCCGGTAACGGTACTTCCCCTGCTCCTCTCGCAGGAGGTTCGCATAGGCCCGGGGGCCGAGAAGGACTTCCGTCATGGGGTTGAGTCTACCTTGTCGCCCGGCAGCAATGCGGCACGACGTACAGGCTGTGGTCGGACCCGTAGCTGGCCCGCAGTTGTGCCTCGTCGCCGCACGCCGCCAGCCGGCCGTCGTTGCCCGCCTCGGTTTCTGACGTGGCCGTTTCCGGCCGTTCGGTTACGCGCCGCGCGGGAATACGCGCGACTTGGCAAGCAGGCTCGGCTTTGTCCCAGCGGCCTTCGTATCGGCGACCAGTTGCTCATAGGCAGCCTTGCTCGGGGCCCGGAAGCTGATGAGCGGCGTTGACGCCGACCCGGTGGTGACCGGGTGCCCAGATCCAGCACGGATGCCGCCCCTCTTTGGTTTGCGCTTCTTCACGCGGCATCCCTTTGTGGCACCTCGGCCGTCGCTTGCTGCGTCAGCCAGGCGTCGAACGCATCATGAATCGCCATCGTCTTCGGCTCACGGGGGTCGTATCCGGTCGCCTTCTCCCAGGCCCGCCACTGCCTGCCTGTCCACAGGATGAACCCGATCATCCGCCCGCCAGGCCACTGGTCCCGGTCGCGAGCCAAGACAGCATCCGGAGACTCGCCGCCGCAATAGGCGAGGAATCGCGCGGTGTAGGTGGCCATCAGGCCTTCCTCCCGACAAGACAGGGATGGCGGCCGTCCGCGCGCACCTTCGGGTCGGACCACAGTTCCCACTGGTTCACGGGTACCGCCCGCCGTCGTCGCTGGCGCCCGCAGGAGAGAACTCCGCCCCCGTGTCGTCGTAGAACGCCATCAGGTCGCCCCGCCACACGACCGGCACCGTCCCGACCGACCCGTTGCGATGCTTGGCGATGATGAGCTCGCTGATGGGCCCGTCCCGCCAGGGGAAGATGACGATGTCGGCGTCCTGCTCGATCGCCCCGCTGTCCCGCAGGTCGGACAGGACGGGCTTCCGTGGAATTCCACCGGCCACGTTCTGCCGGTTGAGCTGGGCGACGAGGATGAGGGCTACGTCGAGGTCACCAGCGAGCTGCTTGAACGCCCGCGACATCGCCGCCACTTCGAGCTGCCGGTTCTCGGCCTTCATGTCCGAACGCACGAGGCCGAGGTAGTCGACGACCAGCAGCGCCAGTCCGTCCGGGGCGTGGCGCGCGCGCCAGCGCCGCGCCTCTGCCGCGATCCGGCCCATGGACAGCTTCCGGTCGTCGACCCAGAGCGGCAGGGGGCGCAGCTTCGTCTCCGCCGCCCGGATCTTCTGCCAGGCGTCGTAGGACACGCTCCCCCGCCCGATGCCGGGGACCTCGCCGGCGAACGTGATCGCCCGCTCGACCATCTCCTGGCGCTTCATCTCGAGCGAGAAGCACAGCGACGGGACCCCGGCACTGGCCGCCCGGATCGCGGACGACCACGCGAAGCTGGTCTTGCCGGCGCCGGGGTTCGAGGCCACCACGATCTGCTGGCCGGCCCGGAACCCTCCCAGCACTCCGTCCAGGGCCACCAGGCCGCTCATGATGCCCCCGCGCTCGGGGTTGGCGGCCCTCGCCTCGATCGCGTCCTTCGCCGCCTCCAACGCATCCCCGACGCGCACGGGGCCGTCTCCGCCGACGATCTCCAGTCGCCCCAGCCCCTCGCGCGCCTCCGCCAGCAGTTCGTCGACGTCGCAGTCTCCGGCGGCGCGCGCGGCGGTCTCGATCGCGAGGGCGATCAGCCGCCGCAGGATCGCCTTCTGCTTCACCAGCTTCGCGTAGTGCCCGACGTTCTCGGCGGTGGGGACGTTGTTGTACAGCGTAAGCAGGTAGGCCTCGCCGCCCTCCAGCCGTCCGATCATGCCCCGCACCCGCAGTTCGTCAGCCAGCGTGACCAGGTCGATCGGGTCGCTCCGCCTGCCGATGGACGCCATGGCGTCCCAGATCTCCCGGTGGGCAGGCAGGAAGAAGTCGTCGACCTGGAGCACGCCGTCGAGCTCCCCAAATACGGCCGGCTTGATCAGCACCCCGCCCAACACCGACCGCTCCGCGTCCAGGTTGTGCGGGATCGGCCGGTCAGCGGCGCGCGGCGAGACGACCTGCAGCGCAGGCGCAGTCAAGGCCGCTTCCTCGACACGAGTTCGGGGTACTGGAAGCCGTTGGCGCCTGCGAGATCGCGAAGTTCGGCGGGCGAAGGCATGAACCGGCAGGTCTTCAGGGCGCGTTCGTTCGCAGCCGCGAACTGGGTCGGCGTTAGATCACGCAGCGCCAGCAGGTACGCCCTGGCCATCCCCGGCGAAAGCGACTGCCGATGGATCTCGGCCAGCACCGTCACGGCCTCGGAAATCGCCCCGTCGATGTCATTCTCGTTCCTCGTTCCGTCGTCCATGGTCAGCGTCCCTTCCCTGCTAAGTCAGCTCGTGCGCTAGCGAATGCATCCTTTGCCGCGGCTCCTGCCGTCACGCTCGGACCGGCCCTGGGCTGGGTCTTCGGGTTCCGGAGCGAATTGAACCGAAGTACGAAGTACGAGAACTGCCAGCGGTCGTCGTGAGCCTTCGGCGAGTCGTCGGCCAAGAATTCCGCGAAGATCAGCGCTGCGCGCATCTGCGCAGCGATTCGCGCCTCTCGCGGCAATGCCAGCAGAATCGCCTCCAGCGTCAGGGTCGCCTTCGGATCTCCTGCCGCCCGGCCGTAGTACAGCCCCTTCTTGGCGCCTTCCCACGCCTCCTTGAACTTGAACAGCCAGTCCGCCGCCTCCCACAGCACGGGCGTGCTACGCTGCTCCTCCCCCGCGCCACCAGGGATCGCGTGCGTCGGATCCGGATTTGCTGATGCGGATCCAGATCCGGGAAGAGAGAGAGATCCCTGTGGAGGTGAAGGTGGTGAGTTACCTTGCTCTTGAGACCGAGCACTGCTTGCTCTCTGCTTGCTCTCACCTTGCTCTTGAGCGCCGGTTCCTTCGCCTGTTGAATCGTCCGCCTTTTTCGCGGCCTTGGCGGCGGCGCCCCGCTTTCCGCGCTCGATGGCGGCCTCTTTGTGGGCGCGCGCGCGGGCCAGTTCCTTGACCAGCCTTCCCTGGCTGACGGCGGCCCCTGTCACGCTGAAGAACCTGCCGATCGCCTCCCAAATGTCCGGCCAGCGCTCGAACGGAACCTTCGCAATCCTGGCGAGCCGGCGCGGATCGTTCGGCAGAACGCCATCCGACCGCCAGGCCGTGAACATCAGCAGCAGGTATGCGCCGTGCTCCTCCGTCGACAGGTCTGTCGTGTCCGCCAAGTAGTCGGCCACGAACATGGGCATGAAGATGTCGACCTTCTCGGACGGCTTGTCCGACATGGCTACCGCCCCCCCTGTGGCACCTTGACGAGGGCCGCCAAGGCCGTCGCCTTGCAGACGCCACCGGTGGCCGCGAAACAGGCTACCGCGGCGTCCGGATCGATCCCAATCGCGTCGCACAGCCCGAGCAGATGGTGGGCCCCCAGCATCCGGATCTCGGGATCCTTCGCAACGGACTCCTTGAACACGATCCCTTCGACGTAGCCGATGACGCGGCAGGCGCGGTCGAAGTCGAGCATGCCTGTCGTCCGCTTCAGGATCTGGCGGATCGCTTCGGCCTTCTCATGGCACGGGTCGCACAGCGTGACCAGGGAGGGGTCCGGGTACTCCCAGGGCTCGCGGTCCTTCTCGTAGTACCGGTGGTGGACCTGCAGCTCGGTGCTGCCCTCGCCGCATTCCACGCACCGCCACTGGTCGCGCTCCATGATCTCGAGGCGCTTGCGCTGCCAGCGCGGGTCCCGGAGCAGGTCGGAATAGGCTGGGCGGGCCATCTAGGGGCCACCATCCTCTCCGCGGCCCGCCGCCCCGCCCGCCACCACCAGCCGCGCGCCCTGGGCGCGCAGCGCCGCCGCGCGCGCCACGATCGCCCGCGAGTACGCCGACACGACACACTTCCCCCGCCGCTTCTTGATGCCCTTGTAGACGCTCAAGAACAGCAGTGGATCGGACGTCCGGCACATGGCGCGGGAGTGCGCCATCCAGGCCACGCCGAGGCGGATATTCACCGGCGCCCTGAACAGGACGGACGGATGAGCGTCGTAGCCCTTGGTGGCGTCCGTGTGAGGCTTGAGCTGGCAGAGGCCGACCTCACCGGCGGCCCCGACCGCCCCCTCGTGCCAGCCGGACTCGCGTTCGATCAGCGCCACCACGAGGTACGGGTCAATCCGCGAGGCTGTCGCGGCGAGCTCGACCTGGGCGGCGTACAGCCGGGCGCTGACCTCGGCTCCGGCGTGAGCACGACGGGCGGGCGAGAAGCACTCCAGGACGGCCAAGGCAAGCGCGGCGGTGGTCACGCGGCGGACTCCTTCTGCGAGGCCAGGATGCGCGCCACACGCTGCTCGCGAGCGAGTTTGACTACGTCGGCGTAAGAGCGGGCCCCGGCAGCGGCGTTGTCGGCGCCGTGCGAAGCGGCGAAGGCATCCCGGCCGAGGTCGCCCAGGTCATCCCACGCTGGAAACTCGACAGCCGTGAAGCGCCCGATCACGGCAGGATCCACCGACTCGACCAGATTCGTCGTCGCGACTAGCGGGAACCCTGCGGGTAGCGTGTCCAGTTCTGTCAGCAGCGCCCCGACAGCGTGCGCGCGCTCCTGCTCCGCGCCGGAGTCGCCCTTGCGCCTGAACGCGACGCCATCGATCTCGTCGATCAGCCAGATGGCAGGCGGGCACGCTGTTGCCTCCTTCAGGGCGGACTGCATCTTCTTGGCTGACTCTCCCAGGTGTGAATCGACGGCGTCCGCCAGTGACAGGCGCATGACCGGAAGGCCAGCAGTGGCCGCAGCGGCGCAGAGCACCGACGTCTTTCCACAACGGGTCTCGCCCGCGAGTAGCAGCGGCTGAACGCGTTCGCCGGCCTCCGCTAGCGCGGCCGCGCCCGCCACCTCGGCCAGCCATCCGGAGATCGACCGGGTCACGTTGAGCGGCGTCCACGGCCGGCGCGGCTCGACCACCTGCTTCCAGTGGCGCATGGCCTTGCCATCGAGCGTCACGAACGCAGACATCTCCCCGTAAGACTGCAGGTCGCGGTGGATTCGGCCAGAGCGGACACCGCCCATCTTCGCGGCGGCCTGGGTTGCCAACACGCGGGCATGCGCCAGGTCGCGGCGCGCGACGGCGCGACACAGAGCCTCGGTGATGTCGGGTAACGAAGCCATCAACGCACCTCCAGCGCCGGCCGCTCGGACCGTTTGAACGCGACAACCGCTACCAATGGGTTGTCCTCCCACCGCACCCCAGGTTCCTTGTTGATGGATTCCCATAGGTACCGGAACGCCATGCGCGCCGTCGGGTAGGTGACGCCACTGGCCCAGAACAGGCCATCGGCGCCGACCACGCCTTCTTGGGCGGCATCGTCTTCGGTGATGTCCCACAGCCGTTCCACCCGAACGGACACCACCGCCAGCCACAGGCGGGCGAATCGCGGCTGCATGAACAGGCAGACCCGCGTCTTGCCGGTTTGATAGGCCGAACCACCGTCGGCCAGGTAGTGAACGCGGGCGCTATCGGGTATGTCGCTGGGCTTGTGTCCATCGAACACGGGAGCGACGGCCCACGTCTCCTTCACGTACAGCAAGTCACCCGGCTTACGGTCGAGCCAGCGCAGGTCGGTCCTTCGCGTGACCGTCTTCCGGCCCTCCAGCGTCGCCCGCACCAGCGGGGTGGTTGGCTCGCCCGATCGGCCTCCGTTCCTCGCCCGGTCCTCTCGGCATTCCGGGCAGGCGTCGAGCGGCTTCCGCGACGCCCCCTTGCCGCCCTTCGCGTGCCAGGCGCACCGCTGGACCCCGAGTGGCTTCGCGGCAATCTTCGGCGCCTTACCGATGAACTCCTCGTAGTCGGGCCCGAAGTCCTGCCTCCAGCAGCCGAAGGCGAAGGCGGCCTTGCGCACGATCTCGGCCGACCGATCGTGTGCCCCAGCCTTCACGTTCGCCCAGAAGCGGTCCATCGAACGCGCGACGTGGGGAGCCATCTCCGGATGCTCTCGGACGAAGTCCAGCGCCTCCTGCAAGCCGTCCCCGATACCGGCTGATGCGACATGCGAGACGCCGCCGAGATGCCGCACACGCGCCTCGCCCCAGAGAAATTGCAGGCCTGCCCAGGTCAGCGGGTCGCGAACCGGATCGACTGGAACCAGGCCGGCTGTGACGTCTCCCGCCTTCCCTGCCGGCTCGGACAACGCGCCCTGGACCGCCTGCTGCACCACCGCTTGCACGCTTGCGTCTGGCGCAGCGGGATCGCGCGCGGGGGGAGGGATTTCTTGTTCCTGCTCTTGATCCTGATCTTGTTCTTGGCTTGCAAGGGCCTTGGTAAGCCCCATGCCAAGGCCCTTGGTAAGGTCCTTTGTGGGCGGGATCATCGGGTCGGTCAGGCCCTTCATCGCGCTCGGGAATGGGCATGGTCCCATCTCGTACGCCTCCCCGTAGAGCTCCCAGAACGCCACGACAAACGGGTGGTTCTGGTGGAACAGGATCTCCTTCTTGACCCCAGCTACCCGCTTGTCGCTGGCCACCAGCTTGTCGTCGATCTGCCAAGCGGCCATCGACGGCA